GCGGGTTCTCACGATCGCCGATCCGATCGCGCTCGAAAGGCTTTGCGAGGTCTACGCGGAGACGCGGGCGCTCCGCGCCGTGGTCGAGGCGGAGGGCTACACTTACGAGACGCAGAACGTAGCGGGCGAGCGGATGGTCCGCGCAAACCCCGCCGTTGCCATGCTGGCGGACGCGGATCGCCGGCTCCTGGGCTATCTCCGCGCCTTCGGCATGACGCCCGCCGATCGAGGCAGAGTCAGCGCCGCGCCGGAGACGGAGGACGCCGCCCCCTGGGCGGCTTACGCCTGACCGCGGAGATCGTCCCGCATCCGCGCCCAGGCCGCGCCCAGGCGGCTCCGGCGCCCGCGACGGGCTTCCATGCCTTCGCGTGCGGTTGCGGCGCCACGGTCTACCAGATCGGCCGGGCGAGCCTCCCGGATCCTCCCTTGTGCCTGTGCTGCCACGTCGAGCGGCACGGATGGCCGGCGGAGGAGGAGGGACACGTCCCCGGGACGCGTCGCCCCCGAAGGAAAGGCGCCCAGGCGGCGCCGTGAGATCCGCGCCGGGCTCGCCTCCGCCCAGGCACCCGGCGCGGGGCGGGCGGGGGTTTGGTCCTTTCCTCCCGTCCGCCGCATCCCGGATCCGCGTCGAGGCTCGATCCGTCCGGGGGAGCCTAGGCGCGGGGCGGGCGGGGGAGGCTGTCCCGCCCCCGCCCGCCGCAGTCACTTCCCAGGCGGGAGGAGCTAGTCCTCCTCCCCCTCGCCGGCTTCCGGATCGTCACAGACCATCCGGATCTCGCACTCGCCGCAAATCAGCTTCGCGGCCGGCTTCGCCCAGGCATTCGCGCCGCAGTCGGGGCAGGAAAACTTGGCCCGCGTCGGCTTCGCCTTGGTCTTCTCGCCCAGGGCGGCGGCGACTTCGCGCCAACGGAGGACGAAGGCGGGATCGGCGAGAAGCTCGCGGCAGGCAACATCGAAGGCGCCGCCGTTGACGATCTCATGCGTCATTTTCTGGCCGGTCCGCTTGCCTTTCCCATCGGACGAGCGCGGGGCGAGGCCGATCGCGTCCATCTTCGTCGCCCATTCTTCGTTGTGGTAGCCGGCGCGGGACGGCTTGCCGCAATGCTCCTGCCACAGATGCGCCATCTCATGCGCGAGCGTCGAGAGCGTCTCCGGGACGGCGCCGAAATGCGCCGGGTTCATGGCGATTTCGTCCACCGTCTCCCCGCCCGGCGCCGTGAAGCGATTCGGGCTGTAGTAGCCCATCACGCGATGATCCTTGCGCTGCAAGGTCACAAGGCAGGCCGGGAGCGCGGCGCCGAAGAGGCGGGCGTTGAACCAATCGAAGGCGGTTTGCAGGGCGCCATAGATCTCCGCGGTCGGCGAGGCGGCGCGCACCGTCTCGACGGTCGAGGACGGCTCCGCGGCGGGCTCCGCCTGGGCGGGAGCCTCGCCCGTGATCTCCTCGATCGGGGGGAGAACGTCCGCGCTCACCTGGGCGACCGGCTCCGCCTGGGCGGGCTCCGCGGCCGGCGCCTGGGCGTCGAGATCGATCTTTCCCTTCGCGGCCTTGATCGCCCGATAGGTCTTCGCATCGATGATGCGGATCTCGACAACCGCGGAGCCGTAGCCCAGGCGGAAGGCGGCATCGTGGGCCAGATCCTTGCGGGAGGAGAAGCTCGCGTCGCCGTACTCAGTCACGGCGGCATGGGTGTAATCGGCGCGGGTGCTGCCGCGGGTTGCAACTCGGCCCGTCTTCGGATGAACGGCGGCGTAATAGGTGGTCGGCATTGCGAAGCTCCGGGGCCCCCGATGGGCCCGGAATGTTTCTACCGTGCCGCCGTTGTTTTGCACAATACAAAATAGCTCCCCGGGGACATATCCCGGGGACGTGTCCCCCTCTCCGCGGCCGCAGAGAACCTTAACGGTTACAAAGCTCGAGGTTTTTGCCGGATGGCACGCGCCGCCCCCATGCCTCCGGGCGTCGCCTCCGCCTTCGCCTGGGCGAAGAGCGTCCGCCGCGGGAAGACGCCCGCCGGGCGGCTCGCCCGCCTCGCCGTCGAGCGATGGGAGCGGGACCACGCCGCCGCCCAGGCCGGCGGACCATGGGAGTTCCGGCCGGATCTCGCGGAGCGCGGGATCGCCTTCGCCGGGCTCATGCCGAATATCAAGGGACCGCAGGCCGGGAAGCCGATCGAGGTTCTCGGCTGGCAAGCCTTCGTCTACGCGAATCTTCTCGGATGGGTCGAGCGCGGCACAGAGACGCGGCGCTTCCGGCAAGGCGTGGTCTTCGTCCCCCGCGGCAACGGGAAGACCACGATCGCCGCGCCGCTCGCTCTCTACCTGACCTTTTTCGAGGGCGAGGGCGGCGCCGAAGGCTACACGGCGGCAGTTACGCGGGATCAAGCGCGCATCTGTTTTGACACGGCGCGGGAAATGGTCCGCCGCGCAACATGGATGGGCGGGAAGGGCGTCAAGCCGCACGCGAACACCGTCGCCCGGCTCTCCTCCGCCTCCGTCCTCCGGCCCGTGTCGAGCGATGCGAAGGCACTCGACGGGCTCAACGTGCAATGCGCGATCCTTGACGAGATCGCCTCGCACAGAACGTCCGAAGTTTACGACGTGATGCTCACCGCGACAGGCAAGCGGCGGCATCCGCTGATCTTGGCGATCTCGACGGCGACCGGGAACAACGCGGGCATAGGCCGGCAGCTTTGGGATTACGGAACGCGCGTCCTAGAGGAGACGCAGGAAGACGAGCGGCTCTTTGCGCTGATCTTCGCCGCGGATCCGGAGGACGATCCATGGAGCGAGAAGACATGGATCAAGGCTAATCCATCCTGGGGCGTCGCGGTCCGGCCGGACGCGATCGCCGCCATCATGCGGCAGGCGAGGAACAACCCCGCCCAGGAAGCCGCCGCGAAGACGCGACACCTAAATATCTGGGTCGGCGCGGACGAAGCGCTTTTCTCAATGCGGGCTTGGCAGGAGTGTGCGGACCCCGGGCTCCGGCTAGAAGACTTCGCCGGAGAGGAGGCCTATCTCGGCCTCGATCTCGCATCGCGGACGGATCTCGCGGCGCTGGCGATCATCATCCCCCGCACGGATCCCGACACAGGCAAGGCGCACTATACGGCGTTCGCCCGTTGCTTCCTGAATGACGCCGCGGTGGCGGAGGCGCGGCTCCCCTCCTATCCCGGATGGGCGGCGGACGGGACGCTAATCGTGACGCCCGGGAACGAGACGGATTTTGGAGAGATCGAGGACGAGATCCGCCGGCTCTCCGGCCTCTTCCGGATCGCCTCGATCGGCTACGATCCGTGGCAGTCAACGCAGATGGCGCAACGCCTGGGCGCCGAAGGCCTCGCCGTCGCGGAGTTCCGCGCGACAACGCAAAACTTCTCCCCCGCCGTGATCGAGCTTGACGCCGCGATGCGCTCCGGGCGGCTCCGGCATGACGGCAACCCGGCGCTGGCATGGTGCATGGGAAACGTCATCGGCAAGGCGGACCGGCGCGGCAATCTCTATCCGACAAAGGCGCGGCCGGAGACAAAGATAGATGCCGCGGTCGCTCTTATGATGGCGATAGGCCGCGCCATGGCGCGCGACGAGAGCGCGGGCGATCTCCTCGACTTCCTCCGGAATCCCGTCATCGCCTAGGGCTCCCGCATGATCCGCGACATGATGATAAAAGCGCTCTCCGGCGCCATGGGCTACTGGCGGCAGGGCCCGGCGAAGCTAACGGATCCGATCCTCTCGGATTGGGTCGGCGGGCGGCGCACCTATGCCGGAAAGCGTGTGACGGTCGACAGCGCTTTGCAGATCGGCGCCGTCATGTCGTGCGTCGGGCTGATATCGGACGGCGTTTCTACGCTCCCTTGCAACGTCTACAGCAACGCGGAGGACGGGCGCCGCCTCGCGCGCGATCATCCGCTCTACACGCTCTTGCATGACGCCCCGAACGCGGACCAAACCGCGCCGGAGTTCTGGCAAATGATTTGCGCGGGGCTCCTGCTATGGGGCAACGCCTATGCGGAGATCTCGCGCGTCTTCGGGCGCGTGGTGGCGCTAACGCCGCTCTCCCCCGCGCTCGTCTCCGTCCGCCGCGATGACAGCGGCGCGCTCGTCTACACATACAACGCCCCGGGCGCCGGTCCGCGCGAGATCGCGGAAGACGACATGTTGCACGTTCGCGGCTTCACTCTCGACGGCGTGCTAGGGCTCTCCCCCGTCTCCCAGGCCGCGCACTCGCTTGGCATCGCCCAGGCGGCGGAGGAGACGGCGGGCGCGCTCTTCGCCAACGGGATGCGCTCCTCCGGCTACATCGCGGCTCCTACGGTCCTCGGCAAAGCGCTCCGCGAAGAGGCGGAGACGCTCCTCGATCGCTTCCGCGGCGCGGCGAATGCCGGGAAGATCCCGATCCTAGAAGCGGGATGGAAGTTTGAACCGTTCTCGATCAAGCCGCAGGACGCGGAGCTATTGGCAACGCGCGGCTTTCAGGTCGAGGAGATATGCCGTTGGTTCCGTGTCCCGCCGCACATGGTCGGGCACATGTCTAACTCGACTTCCTGGGGCTCCGGCCTAGAGCAACAAATGCTCGGCTTCCTGACGCTCACCCTTAGACCTTGGCTTAAACGGATCGAGGCGGCGGCGAAGCGGAAACTTGTCGGCGCCGCGGAGCGCGGGCGACTAGAGATCGAGTTTAACGTCGCGGGCTTGCTCCGCGCCGATAGCGCGGCACGCTCCGCCTATTATGTCGCCATGGTGCAGAACGGCATTTATAGCCGGGACGAGATCCGCAGCCTCGACAACATGCCGCGGCGCGGCGGGCTCGCGGATGCCCTCACTGTGCAGGCGCAGAATATCCCGATCGATCTCGCGGGCGGCGCCGCCGCGTTGACGCCGCCCGCGTCCGCTCCCCCGCAACCCGCATCGCCGGCTCCGGCGGCACAGGAGGCCGCGACATGATGGACGTTCTAGCCGCTCCCCTCGAAATCAAGTTCGCCGATGGCGCCGCGGGCGAGTTCTCCGGCATCGCCTCCCCCTATGGCAATGTCGACAGCCACGGCGACGTTGTAGCGCCGGGCGCCTTCGCGGCTTCGCTGGCGGAGCATAAGAGCCGCGGCACCATGCCGGCGCTCTATGTGTGCCACGGTCCGGCGACGGGCGCGGATCCGCTCCCGGTCGGCGTGTGGCAGGACATGGAGGAGGCGCCGGACGGCTTGCGCGTCAAGGGACGGATCTCCGCCCTCGACACGGATTATGGGCGGCGGATCCGCGCGCTTGTGGCGGACGGCGCGCTCCGCTCGCTCTCGATCGGCTACAAGGTTTCGCCCGGCGGCGCCGTCTACGGCAAGCGCCCAGGCGAGCCCAGGCGGACGCTAAAGAGCGTGTCGCTTTTCGAGGTTTCGCTCGTCCCCTCCGGCAGCAATCCGCGCGCCCGGGTCGAGGCGATCAAGGCTCACTCGCTCTCGGCGGAGATCGAGGAGATCAAATCGCGTGTTGCCGCGGGCGACATGCCTACAGAACGCGAATGGGAGCGCTTCATGCGGGATGCATTGGGCCTCTCACGCGCGCAAGCCGCGACGGTCGCCGATCGCGGATTTAAGGCGCTAGCTCGGGAGAGCGAGGCGAAGGCGAACCCGGAAGCCATGGCAGCATTGCGCGATCTCGGCGCGTCGCTGGCCGGCTTCTCTCTCCCATCTTTCAGGAGCTAGAGCGATGCCGCTCGACGGAAGCGAATACGAAAAGGACATGGAGGAGCTTGGCAAGAAGCTCCGCGGCGTGACGGACGAGACGAAGCGCTTCGCCGAAGAGGCGCAGAAAGAGATCAAGGCCTTCGGCTCGCTCTCCCAGGAGACGAAGACGAAGGCGGATGACGCGCTTACGAAGCTCGGCGAGACGCAGGCGCGGCTCGCCGATATCGAGCAAAAGCTCGCCCGGCGCGGCGGGCGCGACGGCGGCGAGGTCGAGACGAAGAGCCTCGGCGAGTGGGTTGTCGACAACGATCGCGTCAAGGCGATGCATTCGGGCTCGCGCGGCTCCGCTTCGCTCCGGATCGAGACGAAGGATATCACGTCCGCCGCCGCGACGGTCGGCGCTACGGCGCCGGTCGGCAACAGCCTGGTTCCCGCCGATCGGCAACCGGGCATCCTGGGTCTTCCGCAGCGCCGGCTCGTGGTTCGGGATCTCCTCGCGCCCGGCAATACGAGCCTCGCGGCGATCGAGTATCCCGTAGAAACTTCCTTCACGAACAACGCCGCGCCCGTCGCGGAAACGCTCTTGAAGCCGAAGAGCGATCTCGCGCTCGACCTTCGCAATGCGCCGGTCAGGACAATCGCCCATTACATGAAGGCATCGCGGCAGATCCTTGATGACGCGCCGCAGCTTCGGAGCTTGATCGATCAACGGCTCCGCTTCGGCCTAGAGCTAGTCGAGGAGGCGCAACTCCTCTACGGCGCCGGCACGGGCGCGAATATCAAGGGGATCATCCCGCAGGCGTCCGCCTATGTGAATCCGATGGCGGGCTACACGCCCGGCAATGCGATGGACAAGATTCGCCTCATGCTCTTGCAGGCGAGCCTTGCGGAGTATCCGTCGACCGGCATCGTCATGCATCCGATCGATTGGGCGCGTGTCGAGCTAGAGAAGGACGGACAGGGGAAATACCTTGTCGGCGATCCGCAAGGCGTCATCGTGCCGCGCCTTTGGGGGCTCCCCGTGGTCGCTACGACCGCGATCGCGCTCGATACCGCGCTCGTCGGCGCCTTCCGCATGGGCGCGCAGATCTTCGACCGGATGGCGATCGAGGTTCTCGTTAGCACCGAGAATGAAGACGATTTTGTAAAGAACCTCTGCACTATCCGCGCGGAGGAGCGGCTCGCCCTCGCC